ATTTGAAATCATTAAGCAATTATTTGACAAGAACTACTACGATAAAGGTTTATATATACAAGTTATATGCTTTGATAAGAAAACAAAAGAGTGGTATGAGTGGCATATAGGCGATAAGAAAAAGACGAGCGGTAAGTTGCTCACACAATACCGCGGTCAAACCAAATCGCTCAAACAACGCCTAAACGATATTGAAAAGGCACAGCGAAAAGAGGAACGCGAACTTAATCGATTAAATGAATTGAGAGACCTTGCGTTTAAGAAACTAATTACCAAGGCGCAACAAAAGAGACTTGATGAATTGGAGGCAAAATACAAACGATGAAACACCCTATTAGAGCAAAACCGCACGAAAAATCAAAAGTAGAGTTATGCCGTGAAAAGCGAGAGGTCAAAACTTGTGAAGAGTGTTTGCGATATGAAGAGTGTTTTAAAGGCAAAGTCGTGGATTGGCATATCCAAGATATGTTAAGACTTGCTAACGAGATAGTTGTTGATATTGGAAACGCTTATTGCGAGTGTTGGAAAAACGGACAAAAAAGTCAATTTTATTTCTATCGCAATTTGTTATTAACTACATACGTTCAAAGAATTACGGGAAACCAAACCGATGGCGAGGCGTTGGAAAATGTCCTCGCCGATAGGTGCTTAAAAAAATATGGAACGTTTGAAAGTTGCTTTGAAAAAAGAATTGCCAAATATACAAGGTTAATCGCTGAACAAAAAGACTTGTTAAAGAAAACAAGAGACGTTAAAAAACGTAAAATTATTAGAAACAAGATTTATAAGTTAGAGGGGGAAATGTATGAATAAATACGAGTTTGAAGATTTGGTCGCAATTAAAAATGGTCTCTTAACAATTAGAGAGGTTGCGGTAAAATATGAGACAACCGAAATAGCGGTCAAAAAAGCATTAACTCGTAGTGGCATTTATCTTAAAAAGAAAACCATAATCATACACACCCCTTATGGTGCTAAAAAATGTTTCGGTATTAAAGCGGTCGCCAAAGAATTAAATCTCTCTCAATGGTCGATTAAACAAGCGTTAAGTGGTAAAAGAGTTAAAACCATAGAAGATTTGGATATTAAATTGGAGGTAATTGACAATGGCAAATATTAAGAAAAAAGATAAAGATGTTATTGTTGAATATAAAGAACGCGAAGAAAAAGAGAAATGGTCGAGTGAGGCATTAGAGCATTTACAAAAAATCGCTATGATTGAGAAACCCGATTTGAAAATGCCAAAAGAAATTATTAAAGCGTGCGATACTTATTTCTCTCTATGCAAAGCGGACAATCAAAAACCAACAATGAGCGGTCTTGCTATGGCGTTAGGGACAAATAGACGCACATTACTTAAATGGTATAGTGGCGAAACCCGTATCTATAATAGAGAAATCATACAGCAATATTTCGACCTATTAGAAACGTTTGATGAATTAATGTTCAAAGAGGGTAAGATTAATCCCGTTGGTGGTTTGTTCTTAATGAAAAATGACTATGGTTATACCGACAAGACCGAGGTCAAGATTAGTGATGATGAAATCTCAACCGAAGAAATCGAGAGAAGATACCGCGAGCAACACGAGATAGTAGAGGATAGCAACGATGATTAATATACCGATTTGGTTATTAGTGGTGCTGATTGCCACGAATATAATAGTGTGGTTAATGGTCTCGTTCTTTGCCTACCTAATCGCCTATATAAGAGATATAACTTATTACAATAGACACAAACCAAACAAAAGAGAACGAAATTGTCCTTATGAGGTAGATAGCGATGAAACCAAAAATTAAATGCGAACAAGAAATCTACGAATTAATGGCGGAAGATTTAACTCTATGGCGCACAAGAGTTTATGCGATTGGCAAAGACTTTATCTTAACTGATGATTATTATCTATACCACGATGATTTTGTCGAGTTTAAGTTTAGCGATTATAACAAGCGGTGGTTTTCTAACGTTAATAAAGCGGTTGCCTATCTTAAAAAGTGTTATAAGCAACAGCGCAAAGAAAATAAAATCGATACCAAGACTTTGTATTTTGAAAACGGCGAAGAGGTTGTTTGTAGATACGAATAAAAAAAAGAGCGCGTTTGCGCTCTTTTAATTTTGCCCCCAATAAAATACTCAATCTTTTTGCTTTCGTGTCTCTATCGGTCTAAAAGCATAAAAAAAGAGAGCATTTACGCTCTCTTGTTCATTTGAATAAAGTGATTTTCAAACTCTTCCTCGGGATAAGCAACTTGTGTGTGCTTTTCTTCAAGACCTAATTTGACAATACAATCGCCGTTGCCTTTTAAAGTTTCCGCGCCTTTGTGGTCGAGGATAACAATGCTGTCTCTCACGCTCGCTGTTTTAAGAGCAATACGATATGGCATATTTGCTTTAATCAATCCGCTACATACATCGATTGTCGGTCTTTGTGTCGCAACGATTAAGTGTATCCCACACGCTCTACCTTTTTGAGCAAGTCTAACGATTGATTGTTCAACGGCAAACTTACTTGTTAGCATTAAGTCCGCTAATTCATCGATAATGACAATTATATCGTGGTCGCCCATAGGATTGGCGGTCTTGTATCGGTTATCCATAACCCCCTCCAAGTAAGACAATTTGCGGATTGCCTCTTGTGTGCTGTCAATAAAACTGACACCCATAACATTTTTGTAATCTCTAAACTCGCTACCTTTGGGGTCGATTAAGACAATACCGACCTTTCTACTTTGTCGCCCATAATAAATCATTAGATTGACTAATATGTTGTGTAATAAGACCGATTTACCACTACCCGTTGTCCCCGCTATAAGCAAGTGTGGTATCTTATTGAAATCAAGTTTAACGGGTTTTCCCATATTGTCTAAACCGATTGTAATATCGCGCTGTTTGGTTAGTAATTCATAGAGCGACACTTTATTATTAATTCGCTTAATAAATACGCCGAAATGTGCCTCTTTTGTATCAATTAAGTCAATATCTAAATGGTGAAACACCGCGATTTTTTCAATAAGCGACTTAATGTAATTCTTGTTGTATTGAGAAATGTAGGCGAGATTGAATAAGAGCGTATCGCCGAGCGGACTTTCAAACCCTTTGACAAACTCGACCGCTAAACCTAATTCATTAAAATTAGTAGCAATCGTTTCGCCATAATCATTAATTCTTGCCATCGCTTAATACCGCCTTTATTTCCTCACATTTTTTTAATGCGTGTTTCCAAGCATAACAACCACCTTGTAATTTTTGTGCGCGGTAATACCATTTATTATATTCTTTCTTTAAAACGTTTATATTATCCGTTTGCTTTTCTAAAACACCGATTTTATAATCAACCCCATATTCATCGCTGTAATAATAAACAATATTGTTATCATTTTCTTCGACCTTTAAATAGTAATAGCGACCCCAACTCTCGCGCTCGACTTTGGTGTCAATCCAATTATCATTTACTTTAATATATCTTTTCATTTCAAAATCACCTCTTTCTTTCCGCCACCCTCGACCTTATAAGACAAACATAAGTCTTGGCAAACTTGGATTGCTTTAATCATATCTTTAAAATTGCTAAAAGCAAAAACGTTGTCGCGCTGTGTGTAGGTAATATTTTGTTCAGCACACATTTTGATAAATCTTTCATCAACCATTAACAAAATCTCTCTTTCCACTCTTCGTTTGAGATTGTGTGTCTCTTAACGATAAAGTTTTCTTTTCGGTGTTCTTGTTTAAGAACATACAACACAAATCTATCTTGTGCCGTTTCTTCCGCGACAATCTCACCGCTCTTATTTAATACTTGTACTGTGTAATAATATTTCATTATTTCACCCCCCTACCAACTCGCTTGATAAATAATGTCGTATTTGTTGGTTTCATTTGCGACCTTTAATATTCTTTCAAAAAGTTTGATTGTGTAATCCAAACACTCTAAATAATATTTTTCCCAATCGCCATTTTCAATCTTTTCTTGTGGGTCTAAAACCTCTAATAATTCATCGGCGGTTTTAACTTTTCTTAACTTTTTCAATAAGTCTCGTAAGTTTTCTTCGCCAATAAAAATCTCTTGGCAATTATCCTCCTCGCGTGAGTATTTTACAAACCAATGATGTAGAGGATAAAACTTGCGCCAATATCCAACTTGATATTTAGTATGAACACTTAAAAAGTTTCTTTTCCAATTTGCCTTTGCTAAACAATCCAATTCTTCGGGGTAAAAACCCTTTGGATATGCTTTGCTGTTCCACTCGCCTTTGCTCTCGTATTTTTCAACGAATAAATACATATCTAATCCCATAATCAATCCACCTAATTATTTTTGTATCCCTCTCTAATCAATTTGATTTCTAATTGTTTTAATTCTTTAAGTGTATCTAAAATGATACAATCACTCGCAACACCGCTAAAACAAGTGTATGTCTTTGTGCTGGTATCAAGTGTAAGTATTTGTGAGGTCTTGCCCCCTTTAAAAGACAAACGCATATTATTTATCCTCCCACAAGCATATAACCTTTAAAATTGGTCTAACATTAAAACTATGATAAAGAAAATCGGGTTTGCTTGTCTCAATAATGCTGTCGAGACCTATAACTTGTAAATCGCCATATTTATTAACGTATGTCGCTGTTAAACCCGTAATATCAAGTAGCGGGTCGCTTTTCTTTTGTTCGACAATAATAAGATTAATGTGGTATGTATAAACTAATTCTAATAAATCTTTCAATTTCATTATTCTTTCCTCACTTGTCAATCACGCTAAATTGAATTGACCCAAAATCGCCGACATAGAAACGTTGTAATTTGTTTCCCGTGTTGTAGTCTCTAACGACCAAAAACGCGCCCTCAACCCCATATCTAATCGAGCAATCGTGTTTGATTTTGCGATAGTGTCTTTTACCGCTCTTTAATTCGATAATTTCCATATATCTCATAATCAATCTCTCTCCTCCAATCTCTCTTGGCAATCACCTAAATCGCCTTGCCAAATATCCAAATTGTCTTTTAATTCTTCAAGTTCGCTGATTAATTCTTCAAACCAATCATAACGCTCTTGTTGTTGCTCGGTTAAATCATCGCGACCCTCGTATGCCTCTATGCTGTCGCGTGTTTCTTCCATATCGCTGATAACGTTTTCCATTTCCTCTATTGCCTCGCAAATCGCATTATCCAACTTGCCTAATACCCCATTATTAAATAGGTCTCTTAAAATCTTTTTCGCTTGTGTTTTAGTCATTTTATTTTTCCTCCTTATACTCGACTAAATTGTTATATTCTAAATCGCTAATCATATCGCTGATTTTAGCGCGGTTAGAATTGTCGCCATAACTTTGATATGGTCTCTCAAAAAATATCATTTTTGGTGTTATTTTAGTGATTGTGAGCGGTCTTTCCTTGTCATAGGTATAAACCCACTTGCTACCCACTTTTAGTTTCTCTAACGCGCTATTTCGCTTTTCGGTTTTGATTTCTTCTTCAATATCCCCAATTTGTCTTTCGACTTTGAAACGGGCATCGTAGTAATCATTTTGGACTTCATTAATCTTTTTAAAGATTTCAACTAACTTGATTTCGTAATCCCATAAATGACCGATAATCTTATCACGGGCAACAATATATTGCTTATTATCGAAATCGCCATCGCTACTTAAATACCCGTGGTTTAATTCAATATCTTTGCGGATATTGTTGTATCTAATACTGAAACCCAAACCAAACTCTTTGTGCCAATCGCCTAAATCAAAAGTGATTTCACAACTACCCTCATAAAATCTTTCGACCTTTAACTTGTAATCGCCAACAACACATTTTTGAACAATCGGCAATAACTCTTTTTCGTAAATCGCTTTGATTTCGTTCTTTTTCGCGTTTTCTAAACCCGCATTTGCTTGTCTTAAACTTTTCAATAATTCTTCTCTTTCCATAACTTAAACCCCCTAAAATTAAAAAGAATAATCGTAATATTCATCGGCAACACCAATCGACAAATTAATTTTGCTCGACCGCTTTACCTTTTTACCTTTTTTGACCGCCTCGACAATATCGCTTGCCCATAACACATAATTGTCGCGTTTCATAATCGCGTTATATAAATCTAAATCGTATCTATAAACGCGCTTAAACCCTTTTTTAGTGATTTCGATTTCTTGTTCGTATGCTTTTGGGTCTTGCTCGTAGCGGTATTTTTGACTTTCGCTCATACCATTTTTGTCAATCCTAATCGCATTTAAACGCCTAATAAAAAAGTGTTTATCATCGACCACTTTTGTAATCTCGTAAGCGTGTCTATCACTCCACATATATTCGGTGGCATACGCGCCCACTTTAATTTTGTCGTAAATCTTGTTTTCCTCTAATCGATTTACAACACTACCATAAAACTTTGCCATATCCTTACCCCCTATAAATTGATTTTGTTTAATTGGCATTTTTCGATAGCGATATAGTCATTGAAATCATCATCGCTATATTTCCATTCTTTTTTAATAAACTCTTTTGCGCTGTCGAGGTTGCTTGCCTCAACAACACCTAAAAAACGATAACTACTATATTCGTGCCACTCATTACACGAAAAAATCACATAAACAATCATAACTCGCCCCCTAATCTACCATATCGACAATATCTTCTTTATCCTTAATCGGTGTTGGTCTTTCGAGTGTTCCCATAGAATAATCGTAAATATACCAATCCGCTTGGTAGTCGTTTAATGCCTCTAAAATGTGCTGTGCCAAAAAGAAATTATCATTATCAATATTGTCTTTGGCGAAATCTTTTAAAGTCTCATAACTTGTGATTGTTTCCCCCTCTTCTTCAAGGCGAGCGCAACAATCGTTTAAATCTAATTCGTAAAACTCTTTTTTAGTCATAATAATCTTGCCCCCTATAATTGCTCAATTAGTGTTGGGTCATCGTAAGTGCTGTGTAATACAACCTTATAAATGCCACAATCACAATCGCCACTGCTAACACAATCTTGTTCGTGTTCTCTCACATATTGTCTTGCTTTATCGAGTGTATCAAACGGGATATATTCCATAGTGTCGCCACCCTCGTAAAAGCAACGGCGGTAATACCACCTAATCTCATATCTTGTAAATGTCATAGTCTTGCCTCTCTAATATTGCAACCAAATAACACCCCTCTTGCTCTCGGTGTTGTAATCAATTTGGTCTATTTCATATCTTTTAACAAGGTCGTTAAATTGGTCTTGGGTGGGGTTATTCCAAACGTATTTGCGCCCGTTTTTCGCCCACCTAATAACCTTAACCACCTCAATAATTAAATTATCATTAATTTCAAAAGTCGCTCTCATAACTTAATCCCCCTTGTTTCCAAAAACTCGGTATTTAAGTCATTACCGACAAAACTACGAACAAAATCAATAAACTTGTGTAAATACTCTTGCTGTTCTTGTTTGTCGCTTGTTGCGTGCCTAATCAATTCATCGTAAGCGAGAATATCATCTTCTACGCTGTAAAAATTATCATCGTAGTTAATAACTTTTGTTTGCCCCCTATCATTGACAAAAACCGCTAAACATTTCTCGCTGTCGTGAAAAAGTGTAATATAAGTATCACTATAAATCATTTCTATTCCCCCCGTTATCAATATAATCTAATTCACTTAAATATGCCTCGCAATCCGCGATTTCGAGTTCGATTTCGTAAATATCATCGTTTAATCTCGCAATCCACTTTTCGAGTTTCTTAATTTGCTTTTCTTTTGCTGTTTTGCGCTGTTTGAGACCCATAATTTGCGCGTAGGTCTTATTATACTCGCCCATAGTTTTTGCCCCGCTATGCGCCTATTTGGTTAGGATAATCGGTTAAAATGATTTTATCCCCACCCTTGCTGTCCTCTAATGCTAATTGGTCTATATCCAAAGAATATCTAACACGACAAATTGTGTTGTAAGTCTTTTCATTTTTGCCCCAACCCTTAACAACAAGGTCTAATTCTTGTTCGGTAAAATATTCATACTCTAACAAGTAATCATAACAAGTCATATTGCGGGTCTTTTGCTCGATAAAGACCTTAACGCTGTCGCCGTTATCTAAATAAGTGAAACCGACCACCCCGCCGATTTCCTCGGCGAGATAGTCGCTAATTGCTTGTTCTAAATCTTCGCTTGGGTTGGTGTATCCCAAGTCGGTTTCTTTTTCTAAAATAATTGTTTTTGCCATAATTCTAACCCCCTTAAAACAATCTTATTTTGTATTTTTCAAGCGATAATCCCTTACATAGTTTGGGATATGCTTTTCTTATGTGTTCGACAATAGTTTCATAACTTGGCAAATGCCACGCCTTATAGATTGACTTTTCGCCACTATCCCAAGTGTCGAGGTAATCGCCCTCGCCGTTAATCGCTACAAGGTGTTTTGCTGTTTGTAGTATCGCTTTACTACGGCAATAATAGGCGTAATCACTTACTATAAATCTATGCCCGCGATTTGCGTATTGTAGATTGCCTTGGTCTTTTCCCCTTAATACATTAACGATAAAATCTCGCCAATTATAATCGCTGTTAAACTTTTTCGCCCCCGTAATTTTGCGGTAGCGGTTAAGCATAATAGCAATATCGTGGTAGTTAATACCACTTGCCAAAACGCAAGCACGTTTGACACAATCGCCCACTATTAATCCTTGTGGGTGAGGATTGACATATTTAAACATTACTTTTCCCCCCTTGGTTTCTTGTAATATAATTCGACATTAAAACCCGCTTTCGCCCATAACACAGCGAGTTTATCCATATCCTTGTAATAAACATTAAAGCGTAGTTTTTTAATGTCTCTCGGCGTGTAAATGCTCTCTTTTTTCTTGTCCCACTTGCCCGCTTTAAGACCTAAACACAATTTCGCGTGTTCGAGGTCATTGATAAATAAAACTAATTGACTATACTTGTCTTTTTTGCCCGTTTGTTCATCGGTCTTTTGGTAGTGGTAAATAAAAGCGCATAAACAATTTGCGCTATGGATTGAGACTTTTAAATAAGTCTTTTGGTCGCTTGCCAACATATAGGCAAACCCTAACTCTTCCGTGTAATCTACCCTTAACATAATTAATCCCCCTCTTCTTCGGTTAAAGCATAATGCGTTGTGGTGTGTCTAATCATAAACACGTTGTAATATTTCTTACTTGTTAAAAGTGATTGTAAGACCACTTGCGCGAGTTTCTTATCTTCGCTTTTAAAAATACTCTCGTGGTAATTAACAATAATCTCATATTCAATAAATTGTTTTGATTTTAAATATTTCATAATGCCCCCTATTTGTTATTAATAACCTCGCTTTTCAAATGCTCTAAACACGACCCCAATAAATCACAAAAACGGATAAATATTTCCCTATCCGTATCATCATTAATATCGTTGTTTTCGACACGCGCCTCGATATAACCTAAATGCTTTTTAATCAATGCGATTTGTTCTCTTGCCTCATTGCTAAAATTAGTCTTAATTCCGTTTTTTCTCATATTTAATCCTCTATTGGCAAACAATCGCCCTCGATTTGTAAGTAGTGGTCATACATAGCGCGTAAGTCATTTTTATCGATAATCTTTTCAAAATGATTATCTTTTTGCCTTGCGGTTGCTTTTGGGTGTTCTTCGCAAAAAATAGTCATTTCATATTCTAAATAACCCTCAAAAAAGTCATAAACATATTGCGGGTCAATCCCTAAACTATTCTCGTAATCGCTTAAATATAAACTATTTAAAACGATTTCGCCTCTTAACTTTTTAAATTGTCTAAAACTTAACATAATTAAATGCCCCTCTCTTTAATTGCGCTGTCATAATCGAAATCGCAATTATTCTCGTAATCTTGTAAATCTAAAACGTTTTTAAAACCGCAAAAACTTAAAACAAAAATATTATCTTTTTTTAAAGAATTAATAAGTTTGTTTAATTCTTTTTTGCTCGTTTTGTGTGTGCTTATACAATCTTTAACGCCGTTGTTCTTGTTAAAGAAAAAAAGTAAATAATAATACATATATTATCCCCCTCAAAATATTGGTGTTTTAGGTGTTATCGCCTCACCTATTTTTTAAAGTTCGATTAAGTCTTCGCGTTTCATTTCGCAAGGATAATCAAGAGTAAAAGTCATAACTTTACCCTCTAACACAACCGCTCTTGGTTTGGCGGGTATGATATAGATTTCATTACCGACTTTATACGCACAATTATTATCAGTTATAGATATAATGTGCGCTTGTGTGTCGTTATATTCTTGTGCGACACCCCTTGCGTTTCTCATAAGTTCTTCAGCATCTTCATCGCTTACTAACTTATGTTTGAAAAACTTTAACTTATTATTACTTAATAATTTATATGTGCTTACTAATGTAAAAATAATCGGTTTCCCCCTATCTTTAAGATTTGCGACTTTTGAATTGGTCGCCACAATTAAAAAAATGCTGATAAGTTTTTTTACCCTTCTAAAAAACTTGTAAAAGAGTTTTCTTCCCGCAAAACACAACGGACGCTTCTCTATGGTATGAAAACGATAATAACACCCACGGGCGAAAAATCGCCCTATGATAGATTTTTAAGTATCCTCTAAAATATCTATTAAAAATTGTCTATATAGCAATTAACTGATTATCTATTTGCCCCCTATGGCGTGTTTTTCACAATACCCCTCATTATCCGCCTACACGCTATCAATCGCCCTATGCTTGATTTAACACAAACACGCTAACGATTGACCTCATAGCAAGGATAAATATTGGGGGTTAAAACTCGCTACTTAACGCCCTAAAAGTCGCCTAAATGCTCTCACTAATTGCCTCGCCTATCGAGTATGTTTGCTTGCCGACCCAATATTTAATGAGGTCTTGCCTCGCGGGTGTGTCGGTCGCTCTTTTTTGTCTTACGCTGTCGCCGTGCTGGTCGCTCGGTTTTTCTCGTGCGGTTGCCCGTTTCCGCCAACACACCCCACCGCCCCGCCCCGTTTTTGTCGGGTTGTTCTTGTGGGTTTAGTGTCATAGAGGATTGTTTCCTCGTATTGATGGTATAACGGCGCGCAAGTCAAAAAAACAATATTAAAAATATTAAAAATATTACTGATATTATAGAGGCGGGCATTTTGGGGCGCGGTTTCTCGTGTCGGTGTGTATTTTATCGGGGGCGGGTCGTTTCGTGTCTTGTTCGCGCTGTTTGGTGGTGTTTTGGGCGCGTTTTGGGGTTTGCTTTATGTATATAAAAAAAGAGGCGATTTCTCGCCCCAATTTTAAGAGCATAAAAAAAGAGGCGATTTCTCGCCCCTCTTTTTATTTGGTTTTTGTTTCGGTTTTCTTGGTTTCCTCGGGTTTTTCGCCTCTTGCTTTTTTCAAAAGTGCTAAATACTCGGGTCTTAATCTTTTCGCTGTTGGTGTCATACCTTGCCCCCTCTCTATTGTATTTTTAAGTTCCTCGCCGTGTCGATAATCTCGACGCCCGTGCTTACCTTGTCGGGCATTAGTTCGGCGAGGATGTCGCTGATTATGATATAAAGTAATTCGCTATTACTACGGCGGGCGCGTTTCGATAAAGTCTTTAACTTTTGCGCTTCGCTGTCGGTCAAATTAATAATAAATGAATTACCGCGCTTTTCTTCTTTTGTCATACCTTGCCCCCCTTATTTTTTATTAGTTGGGCGGTTTGCTTCGATATAGTCGAACATAGACCCGCTTATATATCTATAATCAGTTAAACCGCAATATTCAAGGATGTTGCGGATTGTTCCCTCACCACAACCTCCAAAAGACAACGAGACCCCGCGCCAAATACTGACACCATACGGAAGCGGGTTGCCCGTTTTGACGTATGCTTTAATAATTGCGCTTTTAAGGTTTCTTTTTGCCTTGTCGCTTAAACTTGAACAAATTGAGGCGGATAGTTTATCATATCCGCAACCGCTCGCCGATGCTGTGCCGTAGGTATCCCAACCCGCCCACGTTTCCGCGGTTGGATTGTATCCCCAAATTGCTGACTTATGCCAATTTACCTTCGCCGTGAAATTGTTGAGGGTTTCGGTTTCTTCATAGAGGTCGATTGTTTCGCGTTTCGCTTGTTCGATTGTTTCGCGGTATGCGTTGCGGATTATTTCCCTCTTCTCGCTGTTGGTCTTTTTTGCCCAATTTCTAACACCGCGCCCCTCTAATATATAGGGTTTTTTATCGGTGTAATAGTTTGGCAAATTGGCGAGGGTTGATTTTTCCTCGGTTTTGATTTTGTCCGCGATTAAGTTTAATAATTTAATTAGATTTCTTTTCATAGTCTTTTTTATCCTCTCTATTCTTGCCTCTATTTAAACCGCTTATATATGCCCCGTTTTATCTCGTTTTTAATATTCGAAGTAGTTCCTTATTTGTTCCGCGGTCATTTCCGCGCTAAAACAATATTTATCTTTTTCGATGATTTCGTATTTTTCAAAAATGACCCAACAACAACCCTCGCGAACATTAAAAGAGGTTTTCTTGATGCCTCTCTTGTTGTCGGTTTTTTTCCACATTTCCGCGCCGTTATCTTCGCGCAATTCTTCATCGTTGCTGTATGTTTCATTAAAATCGCTCTTCGCGTTTTTGCTTGCTTCCTTGTATTGTTTCGCCGTGATTTGTAGGCAATTAACGGGGCAAGTGTTCCCGCCTAAAACTGATATAAAATAGATTGCTTTTGTATGTTTCTTCATATATGCTTCCTCCTTGTTTTTAGACACAACGGGGCATATATAAAGCGGTCTAAATAGTTTTAATTAGTCGCCTCATTTATGCCCCGTTGCTGTTGGTCTTTTATTGTTTCAGTAAGCGATATATATTATCGCCCGTTGTTCTTGTGTAAATATTCGCGTTGTTGTGTTTCTCGCTGTATCTTTTGGCGGTTTCAAGGTCTTTAAATGCTTTAAAAACACATACATCAATATTTACATAATAAGTAATTCTTTTCTTCTTTGGTTTGGGTTGTGGTTGTGGTGGTAATAATAACCTCCCCAACGTTTCACGCATCCCCATCTTATGCGCCCCTCTCGATTTTGTCGAATTGTTCGCACAATTTGGATTGTTCGGCGGTGAGGTCTTGTTCGATTTCGTTTAAATTGTCTAATACGTTTTTTAAGTGTTCGGCGAGATTGCGCCACTCGTCAATATAAATATTTGTAGGCACGTTTTCGACCATATCAACCGCGTTTTTGTGTTCTTTTTCGGTGTATCTTTTCGCCTCGCGTAATGCGTTAATCTTTTTTGTAATTTTAATTATCTTATTGTCTAATTTTGTAAGTTTGTTTTCTTTTGTCATAATTCTTCCTCTTTTCTTGCCTCACAACGAGACATAAAAGAGGCGACTAATTGCCGACCAGTGAAAACAACCCCCAACCCCTCGCGGGGTCTCGTGCTGTTTCCCTTGGTCTAATTTTCAAATAACAACTTTTTGTATTGTCCTCGACCTTACAACGACCCCTCAACGCTTTTTGATTTCGTTGTGTTTCCCTTGACCTCTCGGCGACCTCTTGCGAGTGTGTCGGCGGTTTCTTGGGGTTTCGGGTTGTGCTGTCGGTTTCGAGGTTTGGGCGGGTCATCTCGACCCCTTGCGCCCCTCTTGGTCTTATGTCGGCGGGTTGTTTGCTCGCCCTTGCCACCGCTCGCCGTGTTGGTGGTAGGTTTGCCTCTCGCTCTTCCGTATCCTTATATACTTCGTATATAAGAGGTAGCGGTTGGGTTGGGGTTGCTTACAATATTATGTTAAACGATATTAAAAATATTATCAATATTATTTTTTATCGGGGATATTCTCACACGCTAAAAAATACACTGATAAGCGGAATTATTGCCCCCGCTCTTTTCCCTTGGTTTCTTTATATATATCTAATATCTAATAATGACTATTAATAATAATTGTCGCGCGTAGGGTCTCAACCTATCGCCCCAATATAAAGACAATCGCGCGGGGTTGGTCAGCGGTGGGCGGTGTTGGTCGTTGGTGCTGGTTGCTGGTTTTTTTATCATACCAACACACGACAAAAAGAAAATATATATTTTTAATATATAGAGGTCATTTTTTGCGGTTTCGTGTCTTATAGGGGCAAAAAATCGGCATTTTTTAAAATAAAACAACGAAAAAGAGGCGCGATACATCGGGGGTATGGGGAAATTATCGACCCCCTTTCAAAACGCGCGGGGTTAGGTCTCTCACCCCCCTTAAATGTAAAAGACCTTTTTATTTTGGTGATTGACACAAGATAAAAATTGGGTGT